CAAATTTTAAGGAAGGATAGTATTTTCTATCATCATCCTGGTCATAGTAATTACTGTCTGATTCAATTTCAAATCCTTTTGCTCTTAAAATATTTTTTAAATTTTTCCATTGTGTTGGATCAACAGTTCTATTTTGAATAAATGTTACTTTACCAAACCCTTTAGATGCTTTAGGTCCATCTTCAGCATAATACCCCATTGACACTCTTATATTTGGATTTTTATGAGAGGCTTGTAATTCACCTTCAAGTTTTTTAGCTTGTTGGTCGAATCTATTTTCAAATATTATACTACTCAGTTTCATTACCACAGTTACATTTATGACATCCAGGTTTTTTTATATTTTTAAATATAATGAATATGCTTGCTAAGAGCATTATCGATATGATTAAACCTTCGGTCATAGTTTATAAATTTTAAGAGTCAAATCACCTGTTCCTTTAATTAATCTATGATAAGTCTCTTTAGGTATAAATAGTTTGTTTTTTTGTAATGTACGTGGAATATCGTTATCTAATTGGAACTCCCAATCAGTATCGTGTATAGGTTCAATATACCTATCTTCTTTATCTCTATGCCATACGAATTCGAATGAGGGAGTATCTTTAGAGAACTCTCTTAATATATAACCGTCTTTTTTTTCCTCTATGTAAGGTCTCATTAACCTGCTTTAGTTTGTATTCTGTACCATTCAATTCCATCAGACCAAACCATTATACCTTCATATGCTTTATTAATAGTATATGAACCTGCTCCTCCGTCTACCGTTTGACCACTTCCAGATAAAGGTAGTAATTCGGCTCTAGTTGAAGTAGAAAATGTATTATCGGTAATAAACCTTATAGACCTATGGGTGTTTGTAGTGGTACTAGCATCTGGTAAATAAAGATTCATAGTACCGGTAGAGCCACTCCAGTCTAAATGTATCATTGATGTGTTTTCATATAGTGACCCGGTCAAGTAAAATTCTTGGTCTTCAGCTACAGTAATATTAACCGGTATTAGGTAGCTATTCGATGCTGAACTATTGTATGTTGCCCCTGGTATAGATGATGTAACATAGGTTGTAATTTGCTGTAATGTAGTATACCTTGTTTCACCATCTTGTACGTCTACAAAAAGCTCACTTCCTGTTAAAGGAGTGGAAATCGGTAGTTGTGATATAGGTAAATTAGGCATAGGTTGTAATATAAATTCCTGATCCGTTTTCTTGCTGTATTAAAGAAAGATCTTCTTGCAATAAAAAACCAGTTATCTGTAATTTAAGTTGTTTCGGACCTTTGCTTTGCTGATGTATTTGATTTGATAGGCCGTCTAAGTAAAAATAATACTGACGTATTTGTTCACTTTCTGTCAACACTTTAATATGTCTTTGATCTCTAAACTGTAGCCACGTTAATTCCATCCTACCAGTATCCTGAGAAGTTAGAACTACCTCCTAGTGATTTCCAGTATCGTCCAATATTACATGACCAGTATCCTGCTTTTGTTTTATCTTTCTTTTGAGCACATTTATGTCTTGCAGCAAAAGATGCTCTTGCACCTCTTTGTTTTAATTTAACTGAAAGACCAGTATCACCGAATGATACTTTTTTCACATTACCTTTCTTTGACTTAACGTAAACGTAGAATTTTTTACTACCACCTCTTTTAGGTTTGTTAAGAGCAACTTTTTTTCCTCTATATTCAGCTTCTGGGATATAATCAACTGATGCTTTTAGCATTTCAAACCCGTTATAATCAAAAGATTCATTTTGAAGACTAACAGCTTTTCTTAATTTGTTCATATTGATTGTTCCTCCTATAGACTCTACTAACTCTTTTATTTGATCAAAATCAATCATTTCATCTATTGATGTAGCTTCATCTATCAATTCATCGTTCTCAATCATTTCATCAATTAAACAGCCGATTTCAAAAAGAGGATTATAATTAGGGGATACCATAGGTAAATCTAAAGGAACTCTCATTCCATTGTATTCTGCATACTCTCCAATATCAGTAGTCTCTAATAACTCTTGATCTACCTCGTTTAACTCAATATCACCGTTTCTAACGGCTTCTCTTGCTTCAGCAAATAATTGTATAAATGCTTCAGAGTTATAACGGTAGACATGCTCATGTAATGAGAGACCATTGTCTAAGTGGTACTGTAATGATGGGTATCCTATTACCTCTCTTAATTTAATCATAATTTATTTTTTATCGGTAAATAATTGGCCTTTATCATCTTCATAAAAGCCTAATTCATCAAGAATCATATCTTGAACATTTTCATCTTTCATATCTATGATAGCGTCAGTAAATGCTTCTGGTCCCATAGCATTAGCTAATTTCATTAATCTTGATCTAGAGTAATTCTTTTCTTCATTAACCCCATATGTGATACAAGGTGTTTGTCCACATCCGCAGTTTTTCTCTTCTTTAAGTATTATCTGACTTAGTTTCATAGTTAAAATCTTTTCGGTAAAACTTGGCTAATATATTGTCGTTGATATATTCTCCATGCTCTAGTACCTCTTTTATAAATAGGTATTTACACTCAAAATACGTTAAAAGCTTTTTTGTAGGTACGAATTGTATGATTTCCCTAGAAAACTCTTCTTGTTTACCTTCTTTTAATAGCTGTTTGATAGTTTGATGTGAACCATAATAAGTTTTCCAATCAGATTCTTTAACTACTTTTCTTTTTCTTTTTTGACCTTTGAGTGGAGGTAGTTTTCTATTAAATTGAAGTACTTTTTTACCTAGGTATTTATCACCGGTTGGGTTATGGATTACTTCGTATATAAATCCAAACGTATTTTTAGGTATATCATCTATACTTTCAATAATTTTATTTTTATATTTCCACATATTAGTTTTCTCTTCGTTCTTCTGCTCTATAATGTTTAATTCTATCATGCCATATAGGTGAAGCGAGTAATACAGCAGGATTTAGATCTCCTTTTTTATTCATTTGGTACATATGAGACATCCAAGTCTGCTCGTATGGAAAATCCCATTTTGTATCAATAAACATTTTTTTATTACCTTTTTTAGAAACTATCATAGGCCAGTTAGAATAAGTTACTTCTCCAGTTATATATGCTACTTCATCTACTGTGTCTATGTTTTTGAAATTAGTTCTTGGTGCGTTAGGGTCTTTTCCGGTTTCCGGTAGTTTATCATAGTGAGGCCAATCTCTAGATCTAATATCTTGAGGTACATTGTACCATGCTGTTTGAATATTATTATCCCAAAATACTTCTGTAAAGGACATTTTAAGAAAATCAAAATCTTCTTTTAACATAATCTTATGTAAAATCTCATATAAGTTAGGAATATACTTTCTTAATCCATTTCTACAGTAGTTTCCTTTTTCCTCTTCTGAATTAGATGTCATATCATCTTCAAAGAAAAAATAATAGTCTGCATCTGATTCATGAAAGTGTTCAGCCGCCGCTTGTCTACCTCTGCATATACCTTTATTACCTTCTAACCAAATGTATTCAAAATTATATTCTTTAGCTATTTGTTCATTCTGTTCTTTAGCTTCTTTATCAGTTGAATTATCTAGTAGTATTAGATTTGGTACTTCTAACCATTCGGGTACTTTTTTCATCGACTCTATAGTATGAAGTAACTGTTCTGGGAAGTTAAATGTTAATATGTATAGATTTGTTTTAAGTGAATTTAACTTATTTCTAGTTATAATATTTGTACTTTTGGAAAACCTTTTAGGTACTTTTTCTAATTTTACGTTACCATTTAAAAGTGCTTCAGTAAATTTTACTATAAGTCCGTTACTGTCTAACATATACCTTTTATACATGTTAGGCTGTTTAACAGCCATAATAGAAAAAATGCTTTCTTCTGTACCCATATACCCTGCGTTTAATGTGTTCGATAGGGTTGAATAATAAGTAGAATTTGCCTCTCGTATTGCATCTTTATGTCCTCCAAATAGTCCACCTCTACATACGTACTTAACTTCATCCTGTGCGAATCTTTTTATGGCATTGTAATCAAAGCCATGTATTTCTCTATCAGTATTATAAGGGTAGCTCAAAAATAAAAAAGGGTCAGTATACTTAGTTATATGGTCTAAGCAACTATCGTTTACTAAATGACTCGCTGGGACTGTGTTAGTAATGCCAGCATCTAACCAGTAGAGGTATTCACTGTCAAAGGGATTATAGCAAACTGCATCATGTAACATAAACATTTTAGATTGTACTATAGGGTTATAGTATTCTAATTTAGCTTGGGGACTAGTTTTCAACCATCCGTTCTCTCCTGTTATATTTAACCATTTTTCATTACTCCTTAATTGTTGTGTTTTACTCCAGTGGGGTGCGTATATTTTTTTTATATCGTCTAATTCAAATATTTTCACAAAAGTATTATCTCTAGTTCTTCTTTCCCATATGAAAGACTCTAATGAACTAGGTACAAATAAAATCATACTAGCATCTATTTCTAGAAACTCACTAAATCTAGGTAGGTAGTGTGTATCGAAGGACCTTTCGTCTCTACCTATATTCCATAAACCGGTTACAATAGTCTTATTATTCATACTAAATTAAATATCCTTTACTTGAAAAATACTTAATGTTATCGTTAACTCCTTTATCCCTAAGTAAAAAACAGCCTTCTTCTCTATCATGATTCGTATGTGCTAAGACCGGAAAGGTGGTAACTCCTCCTATTTCTGTCCATTCTTCTTTAGATGATGGAATACGTTCTTTATTATAGAAAGTAACTACTTTTTCGATACCTTGCTTGCCCATATATGCTGATACTGTAATATCATCAGCCCAGGATTTATCTAAAAAGTCAGTAAAAAAATCTTTTTCAAAATATTTTCTTCTATAAGAAACTGTTTTGTAATGTTGAAGAATATTAACTTTTACATTTCTATCTATACTTACTACATAATAGTCTCTAATATCAGAAAAGGTAGGTTGTAGTGCTCTTAATCCGTCATAACCTACTGCACAGTTGTTAAATCTTTCTGTTTGATTTTTATATTGTTCTGAAACCATATCTGGGTGATATATCAGATCATCATCAGCAGTTATAATAATTGATTCAGGTTCCTTTATTCTTTTAATAGTATCTGCAATCTTGGTTATAGCTCCGTAGTCTTCTCCTCTAAAAATTTTTAAAATAGGATTAGCCTCTACTATTTCGGTAAGCCATTGAGGTACGGTGTATTCTTCTCCATCGTACTTATGTACGTGAGGGATGTTAAAATGTACTTCATAATCTTTAAAATTTTGAGTAACTAAAGATTCTATACATTTTTTTATTCCACCAGGATTTTCGTCCTTTAGTCTAGATGGTATGGTTGTTAGAGATACTACTGTTTTCATACTAACTGCTTTTCAAATTTTTCAGCCCAACCTCTTTTTTCACTATGCCCCCAGTATACTACTTTAGTTGGTTTTTTATCTGTCATAAACATTTCTTCGTAATGTATAGGTTTATTATTATTTAAAAATTCAGTTAACATATTACCTTCTATATATTTACTGTTAATGCCTATACCGTTTTCATCGTCAAAAGCTACAAGTATAAAATTATAATCTTTACCGATAAGCTTATCTATAGTTATATCAACTAGGTAATAAAAAGAAAACATGAAGCTGTTTTCCCATTCTTCTTCATTTTCTATAATAGGATTCGGAGGTATGCGGTTTTCTGATGTATATTTTTGAAAAGATTTTTTCTTAAAATGTATGCCTGCATACTTTTCATAGTCCCTAAGAGTTCTCACGTTTCCTAGGTCGTACCCGGTCATATCAAATCCATTGTCTTCAACTCTCAATAACTGTCTAATTTTAGCCCTTGCACTATCCTGTTGATCTATCCACTGTCTACTGCCTTTTTTTGATTGATCGTCCCAAACAAGTTTACCGCTTCTTTCTTCCCTCATAGTAGCATGCCATATAACTACTCTATGTGGATGAAATAAATCGTATCCATGTGTAAAACTTCTTACCGTTAAGTTTAGTTCCTCTCCTGAAAAAAATATATCTGGGTCATGTTTAATCTCTTTAGCCCATTTATTAGGTCCAAAACAAAAATGTCCAGATAAGAATCTAGCAGGAACAGGTTTTTTGAGTTTTTTCCAATCGGTTGAAAATGCAGTTGGTCTTATAAAAATAGTACCATGGTCGTAAAAAGAAGCGGCAGAGCTCCACCACGGTTCTTTTACTCTACCTTTTGGGTCATCAAAAGGATTATAATAAGGTAAGTAGCCGCATATAAGAGGATTGTGTCCTTCTTTTTTTAAATTATCATACCATTTTATTAATGTAGTATCCCAATTTTTAGTAAACCTATGATGAGCGTCTAATTGTAATAAAAAATCCTCATCTTCTAATAACTTTTCATTAATAATAGCTCTGGCATAAGCAAGTCCTTTTGCTTCTTCATACGGCATGTCGTATATCTTAAACCTAGGATCATCTCTATATTGGTCAACATTATCAAATTCATCTTCCGCATTAAACTGTCTACATATTCCAAAGTGTACTCTTTCAGGAAACTTAGCATTAGAAAGGGCTGAATTTATAGTTGGTACCAATTCTGGTTCCCTATATGCTGGTAGATGTATTAGAATTGTTCTCATTTTAGGCTAACTTCAAAACGTTCAACATAATCCTTAGATTTTGAATGTGGCCATACAACATATTTATCTGGGTATTTTCCGTCAAACTCTCTCCATATTCTTACCCATCCATCTCCATCTCTTGCTGCTTTTAAAAGCTTTTTTATCTCTTCTTCGTTAGCGTCATTTCTATCTATTACACTACCATCATTCATTTCAAAAGCTACCACCCAGTAGTCATAATCATTTTCTTTAAAGTGACTTTCATGTATATCAATACAGTGTTTAAAATATTCAACTAAATCTTTTTCATACTCTTTTTGTTTGCCAATAAAATCTAAACTAGGAGGTTTTTTATCTTTCGTATGTTGAGTTACTTTTCTATCCTTAAATCTAACACCTGCAAAATGTTCATAATCTTTTAAGCTTCTAACTGTGCCAAAATCATAACCTTCAAAGCTTTTATTAAGTTCTTCTGTTCTTACTATACCGTCCATTTCATGTAACTGCCTATATCTTAAAAAAGATTTAGAATCTATTTCTCCCCAATTTTGGTGATCGTCCCAATGTTTTTTGAATCCACTTCTTCCATAAAAATGCCATGCTATAATTTTATGAGGATGAAAAATATCATAACCCCAAGTAAAAGCTCGTGCTGATATACTTGGTTCTTCTCCGTGGAAATACATATTAGGGTCATGAGGCACTTCTTTGCAAAACTCTCCAAGTGTAAATGCAAAATGTGCCGAGTAAAACCTAGTCATTATAGGTCCTTTTAAATTTTTCCAATCAGGGACTGTAGCAGGAAAAGTATATATGTATCCTTGTGGTGTAAATCTATTAAAATCTAACTGCCATACTTCTTGAGTTCTACCTTGAGGATCTTTTTCAGGAAAGTAAGAAGGAATATAACCTGATAGTAAAGGTTTCTTAAACCCTCTTCTTTGTAGTCTAACTAACATGTTAATTAACTCCTTATCCCAACCTTTTATAAATCTATGGTGTGAATCTAATTGAAGGGTATACTTTTCATTACTGTACTCCTGTTGAATTTTATTTCTAGCCCAGCAGGTTCCTTTAGATTCTTCATGTGGTATAGATAAAATATTTACTCTTTCATCTTCTTTAAAGCTATCTAAATTATCCCAATCGTCATCCCCGTACTGATGTGCAATACATACTTTAAGATTATCCGGGTAGTCTGCGTTTATAAAAAGATCTTTTAATGTGTTGTTTAGTTCAGGGTCTCTGTATGAGGCTATTTGAACAAATATAGTATCTTCTTTTGTTATCTCCACTTGTTGGCTTTTAGTGTATTCTGCGTCAATTTCATCCCATTTACCCTCAGGGCAAGCACCATCTATAGGAGAGTAGACCTTACCTTTAAGAGCACACCCACAGACAGAACATCTATGAATTCCTAGGTTAGTTACTTTCTTATCACATGAATTACAAACTTCAATTCGTTTGGCTGCTTTTTCAGCTTGTTCGTCATTGGGATTAAAAGCTATACCCCAAGCTGTAAAAATTTCTTGTAACTGGTTCATAACTCAATAATAATATACGAAAAAAAAATCTTTTATACAACTACTTTTTAACTACTATAGTTCCAGTAAACGTAGTATCGAATGTAACAGATATTGAGCTCGTGTTATTAGATAGTACTGTTCCAGGAACAACTTGTTCTTTACTACTATTATATGCCTGTACAATAGGATAATCCTCATCTAGGCTGTGAGTTATCGTATAGGTATTAGAACCAGAAACTGATTCTTTGTATAAATTACCTATCTGTAAGGAATGTGTAACTGCTGTAAAGCTTCCTGTTCCGTGTGAAAATAAGCTAAGTGTATTGCCGTCAATTGAGCTAGAAATGTAAGGTGTTGTGAAATTAGTATCTAATTCGTTGTACGTAAGCAGAGATCCTTTTGTGCTTCTTAAAGTTATAGCCATTTTAGATATCTAGTTTTATCTGTATTGTTGTTTCCGTATTTTTTGATTTAGGTAGTGGTTTGCTCAATTTTGCTACTGCTATCAATTCATTACTATCGTTATACAGTCCTACAGTTGTAATGTAAGGTTGAAAATAAGACCCTGTAATATTATCTCTTAGACTGTTATCGCTACCTGTTAATGCAGTAGGGTTTTGAGTAAAGTTATATTCGTAGTCAGGTAGTCTCACAGTATAGTTATATGTGTATATATCAACGTTAGACTTCCAAGATATATCTTGCTGAGGGTTTACTCTGTAAAACCCTTCTTGTTCTGCTTCTGTAATAATAGCTTGTCCGTGTGAATATACTATAGTACCAACTTGTGATCCAGTAATTGAAGAGGCTCTTATTATTCCTTCTCCGTCATCGTACAATTTTTCAGATTCATAAGTATATCCACTTGGTATGTAACCCCCTGATGCAAACTGTGATTCTACTCCAAATCTAAATGTACCTGGTTCTACTCTATTACCGTATTTACTTCTAGGTATAGAGTATACCATAGCATTATTACCTAATGCCCTTGAACCTGTTGCTAGAGAAGATTCTAAGAAATTTTCGTAGCTACTACTAACTTCTAATAACCCTGATGAAGTGTTATGGTTTTTAAAGTAAAGTTGAGAGAGACTACGATAGACTAATGAGGGATATTGTCCGTCACCTACATCCGAACCTGAGTAAGTGTTTTCATCAGAAAGGTAGAAAGTTGCTGTAGAACTAGAATTAGCTTGTAGAACTTGTATACCGTATGTGTCTAAAGATCCACTGCTTGCAGACCAAGATTTTTTAGCGGTATAAGATGTTACATAAACATCTTGCTGATTTAGTTTCTTCCAAGCTCCCATTCATTAATAATCAAGCTTTACTCTAATGAGTGACTCTTTTGTGAAATCTTTTAATAAAGGTCTCGAGAGTTTTGCAATACCTAGTAGATCGTTATTATCATTATAAAGACCAACTGTGGTTACATACGATTGTGGTGAATCTACCATTACACTGTGTCTTAATTCTCCTGAACCTGTTATATTAGAAGGGTTTGTAGAGTAGTTAAATTCACTGTTTCTTGCTCTAACGAAAATATAATTAGAAGAAACTGTTTCTTCAGATCTTAAGGTAAACGATGCTCCATTTGAAATTGCATTAAAAAGCTTTACATTATTAATTGAACTAGTTGTAATTAAAGCAGATGTTCCTAAACCTACTCCACCGTATGCTGTTGAGTTATCTAAAGCGTCCCCGTTAAGTAGTATTACTCCAATATCCGGTAAAAACTTACCGTATGATCCAGATGTACTTGTATAACCGTAAGTTCCATCTGTACCGGTTCCTGTTGACCTAACACCAGCTGCACCGCTTATAATATTATACTCTCTTCCTGAGTCTCCGAAAGTATTAGTTGAAACGTAGTTACTATCATCTGTTAAGCTAAGAGTATCTGAACCTACTGTTAGCTTTAAAGTTAGAGAACCTGGTAGTAGTTTTTCTTTATATCTTGCTCTTTCAACAGATATTGCATAAACCGACTCTACTGTAGTTCCTGCAAAGTTTAGGTTAGTCTCTTCTGTCCCGTTTATTAAGTTTCTATACTGTTTGTACACTACCTGTGAAGGTGCTGCTCCAGATACCTGAGAGTTAATTGGAATTGAACCGCTTCCTTGTAAATGTCCGTATGCTACAGAAAACTGTATTTCTGCTGAGCTTGTTTGTGCAAAATTGTCTTTGTACACGTTATAGTAATAGTCACCACTAATTCTAGCTGTTTGAGCTGAAGAGGTAAAAAAAGTATCTAAAGTTACTTTATTGTCTGACCATGCTGGTGCTGTGATTGAATCAGCACTTATTACTATATCTTCTTGATCTAATCTTTTGAATGACATAATTAATTATTTACTTTGATTATAGTTACCGGTATAGTTACTCTAGCACCTGAATCTCTACCTACAATTTGTATAGTTGTTTGTAGTTGAGTTCTAGAAGTACCAAATAACGTATTTATTGAAGTAGCTGTTAGGTTTATAGAGGTACCTATAACTGTCTTAGAAACGTTAGTTCCTATAGTAGTTGTACTGTTTAATCTTTCTGCTTCTTCTGTATTGATACCTACACCTGTATAGTTAGACAGTACTCTTACATCAGCAATAGTTGCTGTATATCCACCTGCTTCAAAAGTTGAAGTGGCTCCTAAGTAGTTCAGCGTTTGAGGAGTAATTGCAAGAGATGCTCCTTGTTTTAATGTTATCGCTGCATACCCTGCTTCTAATAAAGGTAGTTTAGATGTACCTCTAGGCAGTGTTGAAAGCTTATATTTCATTATCTGATTTTCGTCAGGGAAAGCTTCTAGCAAAGGCATATTTTCGATAGCCTCGCCGTAAAACGCCGATCCAGATGGATGTGATGTATTATATAGAGTATAATCAATTTCATCGTCCGAAAGGGCAAATTGAGTAATTTTGAAAGAGCCATCTCCTCTTGCTAAGAGCTCTCTTCCTTTCTTTGTTAAGATTGCGTCGACTGTTACGACCGAGTTATTTAAATATCCCATAATTTTATTCTTTTATATAAATATATTGTTTTAATGTTTTTATGTAGTACACGTATGAATGTTCCATATGACCCTGCCTTCATCATTTACATACAGTATACTTTTTGTTTTTTCGATGTAGAGTTTTTTATCTGTGAGTTTTTCTGCTTTTGTAGTATCAGCTCTTAGTATGGTATCACCTACTACCTTTCGAACCTCTATTATATCTGATGGTAATGAGGGTGTGTAACCTGTAGCACCTGTAAGTAATGAAAGTTGGTCTCTATTACCGTAGTAGTTTCTAACTACTCCATAACTTGCTGTAATATTAGGTAATGGTCCTCCTGATGGTCCAACCTCTAGGTTGACAGAGGTTACCTGCATTCTTTCAGGGTATGATGAGCGATTAGTTGTAAATATATCTCCTACTTCTAGATCTAATGCGTATCCGTCAAAACTACTTGTAAGAAGTTGGGTGGGACCGTACCCGTTAAAAGTAATTGTAGTCTGTGTTGAGTTCCATCCTGGGTAGACTCTTACTTTATCTATTACTGTATCTATAAATCTTATATCGGGTGATGTTGCTAGTTGCTGGTTTGAGCCAGATAAATCTAGTACTGAAGGTGCATATAAAATATCTACAAATTCTCTATCAGCTAAGGATTTAGAACATATATCTACTATTGTAGAGTTAGATTGATCAGCACTAACTAAAGGATTCTTATCTAGTTCATATACCTCTGCTTGTACAAGTGCAGGTCCAAATACTGGTTCTATACCGTATTCTTGTTTAGAGGTTTCTGCTCCTCTATACCTACTATTTAAAATTCCTTCTGAAGTATAGTAAGAATCCGGCACTTCTGCTAAAGTAGCTGATTCTGAAATTATATTATTAATATTAGTAGGAGTGATTTGATCTCCTACTCTATCTACATCAAATAAGTACCCACTTGCTCTACTTGAAGTTGCATTAGAAAAAGGAGCATTATAATTACTATTACTAAAATTAGCAGGTTCTGGTCCTGGGGAGAATGTTGTGTTAATGCACAGTCCAGTTGCTAATTCTGATAATCCTCCGGTTGGTATCATAAAAGGGTCTACTGTATAGTGATAGTAGGGTGTAGGTCCTGACTTATATGTACTCTCTGAAATAACTGCCACATATTCTGTACTGTTGTAATTAAACCCTATTTTTGTGATTTCAGACAACTCATCATATATTATCCTATTACTACAGTCTCTAGTTGATACGTTTATAGCTTGTATCTCTAAAGATGAACTAATATTCTCATAATAGAAATTAAGAGTATTATTTCCCGGTGGTGTATTGGAAAATTCAGTTAGTGTTGGCATAATCTACTTTCTTTTTGTATGAAACAGGTTATTCAATACCTCCTCCACCTCCATCACAGTCTATTGATGCAGCGCTACTTGCATAACTATTAGGATCTGTGTTAGTTATCTGTATAGTACTCCATGTAGTTCCGTCATCTGTTGTAGATCCAAGTCCAGGATAAGCTGCGCTGATAGCCCAGTATCGTGTTATTGTTCCTGATCCGACTATTTCCTCGCTTAGTTTGATAAAGTTAGCTGGATCTGTGTTACTTGCCGAACCAGTATCCGAGTAAACAGTTCTGTTGCTATTCTGAATATCAGACGTAGTAAACGGTGTTGGTAAATAAGCCCATGCTGGGGTTTCCATACTATAGCTTGCACTACATAATCCTTCAGTAGTAGTTGCACCAACAGCAGGACCACCTATATAGAATTGTTGAATTGTGTCAGATTGAGATGAACATTCTACTTGGATCGATGATAATGTACCGAAACCGATAGATATATACTTAGACCCTGATTTAATATATCCTGTCTCTTGGTTAGGATCTGCAAGGTTTTTACTGTTATACAATTTCATTAAACCTGTTGCATAGGAAGCAGTAAGGTTATAATATGTTGTTGATGTAGACATGTCACAAACTGATCCAGCATCACCGTTAACCTCTGATGCTTGGAATTCATACCATACTACTGAATTACTAGGAGTAATACTAGGAGTAACCGATGGTGAAGCTCCTGGTGCTGGACTAGATGCTGGTGGACTAGATGCTGGTGGGGTAGCAGCCGGGCTTGAAGCTGGTGGACTAGAGTTTGGAGGAGATGCAGATGGTGATGGTGATACTGGTACCCAAGTAACGTAAGATTCTTCCCCTGTACAGGTTCCATTTTCTACACTACATGTTATTGCATTTACACTATCACTACTTGCTGTAAACCACATACCGGCTGACAGACTAGATGCAGCTATACCGCTATTTGGACTTACAGTACCTGTAGATACTGAAGCTGCATATGTTGTTGCTGTACCACTGTGGCTTGATCCACTTGAGGTCATCGTTATAAAAATCGTTTGTGCCATTTGTTATAAATATATATTTTTTATCTTTTTCTTATTTTTTAACGTTATGGACAGTTACATGTTGAACATGATGTTGTAAATGCTGAACCGTTCCAGTATCTTGTCTCTGTACCGTCGTTATAATGTCCTGCAAGTGCTCCTCGTGTACAGTCGCTAAATCTTCTCAGTGTTGTAGCTGTACATAAATAACCCGTATCAGACCATACAGATACTGGGTTACCACATGCTAGTTCACAGGACTCTGCATCATAGTCAAGGGAGTGTGATGTTAAACCACTACATGGATTACTAGCACTACTACTAGGAGTCACACTTGGAGTAGCTGATGGTGATGGGTCAGGTGCAGCCGGGCTTGAAGCTGGTGGACTAGCAGCCGGACTTGAAGCTGGTGGACTAGCAGCCGGACTTGAAGCTGGTGGACTAGCAGCCGGACTTGAAGCTGGTGGACTAGCAGCCGGGCTTGATGCTGGTACTGGGCTAGAAGCTGGTGGACTAGGAGCCGGGCTTGATGCTGGTACTGGACTTGAAGCTGGTGGACTAGGAGCCGGACTTGAAGCTGGTACTGGGCTAGAGTTTGGTGGACTAGTCGAAGGAGTTGCTGTTGGAGTTTTAGATGGAGCTGGTAATGTGCTTCCTTCCGGTGAAGGTGATGGTGATGGTGATACTTCACATTCTAAACAGTCTGTATAAACTGCTAGGTAGTCGTTAGTACTGCTTAATGCTTCAGCATCATCTATCGTATAACATCCATCAGGCATTAATACTACATCATTTACTCCGATGCCTAGACCTACTCCAGCAGGTATTCTAACATCACTATATGCTCCTCCTGCTGATGGACATGCTGTAAGTGTGTAGAAGTTATAGTTAGTAGTAGGAGAAGGAGTTACTGTTGGTGTTACCGACGGTGTCACAGAAGGTGAAGGATCCGCACATCCTGTTAAGCCTCCACAGCTACTTTGTATCTCAATTACATCAACTGTACAGTCAAATTCTGCTTGAGAATGTGATGCAATTTCCCAACATGTAGTATCTACCATTTCACCCCATGTACAACTACCACTTACTCTAATTCCTAGACCTTCTGATCCTGCTCCATAAGATCCACTAACTCTTACAAGTCTAGTTGTACTAAAGTCGTTACACTCCCTAATTAAAAGGTTAGAGAATACTGTTGGAGTAGCAGAAGGAGTATTAGAAGGCGGTACATAAGGACAAGTTACTATAGAATCTATATTACTACCTGTACCGTGGAACGCTGAGTTAATTAAGATAGATACACTACCACTTACTTGACCTTGTATATCAGACGCACCGTACCAAGTTAATCCACCACTATAAGGCATAGTTAAAGCAGAATCAGTAAAGATAGTATCTGATGTAGTAATGTTGGATACACTAGTTATACTTGATGTTACATACGCTGAATAATGTGTTATTTGAGCACATCCTTCTTGAGCTGATCCTGAACCTCCTTGTTCTGGTGCTCCTAATCTTATCTCATTATAAATTACTGGAGAAGGAGATGGAGTTACTGATGGAGATGGATCTACAGTTGGACTTGAAGCTGGTGGACTAGTTGATGGACTAGCAGCTGGACTAGCAGCTGGACTAGCAGCTGGACTTGATGCTGGTACTGGGCTTGAAGCTGGTGGACTAGCAGCCGGGCTTGATGCTGGAGGACTTGATGCTGGTGGACTTGATGCTGGTGGACTTGATGCTGGTGGAGAGGCAGATGGTGATGGGTCTATATGTGTTAGAGACCCTGATATTGTAAAGCTACAGTCTGTTGATACAGTAGGAGAAGGTGTTACTGTTGGTGTTACTGTTGGTGTTACCGACGGTGTCACAGAAGGTGAAGGATCAACTGATGGACCTGTAGATGCTGATAATATAAAATTACATCCTGCAGAGGTAAAGGTGTATTTAAACGATGCATTACCGAATGTATCGTACTTATATATATTTTCATCGTTGAGTTCAGAGGTAGAAGCTACAACGTAGCTACCAGAAAGTTCTCCGTCATATTTAGGTTCTTCTTGATTATGGTATGTATAGGTAGCTAAACCGTCTGGGGTCATAATAGATTCTGAATAGGCTGCCGTATATTGGTCTCTTCCACCGAAAGAAGCTCCATCGCTTCCTGTTCTGCTTCCGCTAGTTATAGACCCAGAGTATTCATTAAAAGAAAATGTTCCAGTTACCTGTTTTGCTTTATTTCTTTCTAGTATATGAGGTTTTACAATAATACCTGTACTAAGATTAGATCTAGCTGGTATGAAGTCTTTTACTGTCTTAAATACTACGTTATCGTAAAATTTTAATATTCTAGTAAAATCTTGTTGATTATTTGATCCTGTGAGTATATTTTCTAATATACTGTTAGAGCTAGAAATTAAATCTGCATAGCTACTAGATCCTGCTAAATTAGGATCACCAATAAATTCATCTATGTTATAACTACTAGAGCTGAGTGAATTTAAAATAGCTTCGTTTATTACATCTGTTTGAGAATATCCTATTTCTACTGCATGACTATCATTACTGTACTTTTGATCTCTTTTTAAAATAGAAGTATATTGTGATAAAGTATTACCGGTTGTAGTACTCCCAGTATCGTCTAATCTTACCTTACCTACAGATGAAGTTGTAATAAGTAACGGTCCTATATTAACGTTTTCCGTAGTGTTTGATCCTCCTACACTTTTAACTTTCAACCCAGTGTGTGAACCTGAGCTGTATAATGTTGGTATACCGAAAGAGTTTAGAAGTGCTCGTACTCCTCTTTCTGTACCTTTAGATTTTAATAGTAGAGGAAGGTTGTGATAGAGTCTCTTGTAAAGTTCTTTTCTATAATTCTCTTCTGATGTTGCATTATTAGACGCTGATGTAAAATTAACAACTTGTTCACTACCTGTATTATACAGTTCTCCAGTAAAAGTTTTAAATAAATCTTCAGTTGATTTATTACTAGTATATAACTTTATTCCAAAATTTCTTAATGCATCTTCTACTAAATCTTTTGAAATACCTTTATTAAGTCTATTATCGCTATTATACTTATTTGTTACTGCTTTTGTATAAATCCATATATTATCGAAATGCTGAGCTATCATATGAATGAACGTAGCATAAGGTGCATTATTAGGATCTTCTCTTAAGTAGACAGGTACTGTGTTAAGTAAAAGGTTGTTATTGGTATCATCATAAGTTGATGATGAAAGTAATTGATCAGCATACCAAGAGCCGGTAGCTGATCCGGTTGCGTTAATATAAGGTTTTAAAGTATTCTGTTTAGGCCATGATGTAGAACCACTTTCGTAATAAAGGTGCCTATCGTAGTGATCAAAATTATCTAGAATAGTTTTTATTTCACTTTCATAAAAATCCCTACTTCCTGATATACCAGCAGCTGTATTACTGCCGCTTTCTATTTCATTTAGAGTAGTCTGATATCCTTCTATAAGATCTAGCTTGTATTTAAAGTTTCGCAGTCTTTCGTTTATAGAGCTAAAGTTTGTAAATTCACTATAATCAGAATAATCAATACTAAGGTTTATACCTTTTTCTGCAAACAAAGAGTTTAATTCTCTATAAGAATTCTGGGTAGGGTAACTAAAAAGCTCGTTATAGTTGAATAGCTGAGAAGGTATATTTGATTCGTTAGTTTCGAACTCAGATTCAAAATTTGGTCCTTTTATGTAGGGTATTTCTATGAGATCAGAAACCGTTTCTGCGTCTATCTGGTATGCTACAGAATCAGTAATAATTTGCTGTATAGATAGTTTATCTTTTAGTACTATAGACTCTGGTAGGCGTTCGTATAATTTTACAATTACAGATTTATAATCTTTATAATCTAGAGTTTTAATATTAACTCCGGCTACTATGTTGTTGTTTTGAAAATTAAGTCTTAGGTTATCGTAATAAGATAGTTTATTAAAATTAGATTTTATTATAGATGTTTTTCCCTCTACAGCATTACTGTCAAGCTGTGTTGTTAACAGTCTTATTTCTTTTCTATCAGGGGAAATTTCTTTAATGTAAAACTCTACTTTCTGTGTAGATTCACTATATAGATCTTTTAGAAAATTATATACGTAGACTACACCTCCATTCTCATACTCACTATCTTCAATATCGTCTATTGGATCTAAAGTGAAAAAGGATCCTCCAGAGTTACCAGCAGTTTCACTACCTTGAAGAAATTTTACATCTTGATAATTGTAATTAGACTCTAATAGGTCTCCGTCTATAGAATACACATGAAGCTCAACAACATCCTTAGATAGGTCAAGTTTAGAGTTTATCTGAAATGAGTCTATTATTTTAGAATCACTGCTTGATAAATTCTTGAACCCTATAGGATCAACGTTTGTGACTGTGTATTTAGTTTGTGCCATTCTGCTCTTCTGTGTACTCTTGTGCTTCTAACAATTCTTCATTTGCTAATAGTAGCTGCTCTCTTAGACTTGTGATTTCATCTAATAAAGGTTGTATACTATCAGTATCGGTTGCAAGTTGGTACAGCTTTGAGCTTTCTTTTACTAAAAACTCATGTGAGTTTGATAATCCTTCTACAGGTATCTCGTAAAAAAGTTTATTATATAATCTGAACAGCTCTTCTACTGTGTCATTGTCTTGTTCTACTGTAGGGTCTATAAAAGTCTCAAAATCTGTATTAACAGCTTTTTCAAAATCATCTTTCTTTATTACTGTTTTTTTTGCTTGTATATTAGCCATTTCTTACTACCTTAAAAGTATTATCATTATTAATAATAGCTGTTGTACCGTCTAATTCTGTTTTTACAAGTATTCTATAAAATCTCTCTGGTTGTAGTCCATCCATGTAAACGTCAAAGTATGAACCAGATGCATCACAAGAAATCTTTGTAAAATCGTTATCGAAATCAATTACCATCTCCTCAGTAAAATCGTCTTTCAACCCCCAGTATGACTGTGAAGGTAAAGCGTAATTTGTTCTATAAACAGATCCTGTTGTAAAAGTCCTAGTTGGGTACTTAGGTCTTGCTAGCATCCTGAATCTCAGTTTACCTACGTCTGGGAATTCTCCTTTGTTGTTTGTAACATCTATCTCTGCTTGTGAAGTTGTTAATAGTGTAAGACTACCAGTTACATAGTTACTATCATCCCATTTTATGTCAAGTGTAGGAGGGTATATAGTATTGGTGTCCCCACTGTAGTACTTATGTCTTACTGAAGATGTTAAGCCAAACTCTATTTCATCATCAAGTTTAAGTATAAATCCGTTGTTAGTAATCGAACCGGTATAGTGTAGCAGTACTGCGTTAGTAACGTCAATACTTAAATCTATATTATCGTTCAATTCAAAGGACTGTGATGTATGTAAATCATATCCGTTTGAACCTGTATACCAGTTACCTCCGCCTAGATGGGTAGAGTTGTAAGAGCCTGTAACGTTTACGGGCATGGTAATAGTGTTGTGTGGTAGAGTCCATGAATTTGTATTTTGAGCTCCTGCATATCTCCAAGTACATCCGGACTTATCATAAGGCTCATCTCCGTACTTACCTACTCCTCCGTCCCAGTACTCGTATATTGGATAAGCGTGTACTGAATGAGATGTTGGTGTTTCATATGCTGATGCTAGTTTGACGTTTATACTTGCACTAAAATTAGTGCTTCCTACTTTATTGTTTACCACATTAGCAATTTCACTATCTTTAAAGTGCAGAAGTACTCTAGATGCTTGTCCAACTTCTAGTACCGGGTAACCACCTAGCTCAACCATTTCATCGTATCCGGCATTAGCTATAGGTACCTCTGTGAATATGAATGTATCTTTGTCGGGAAATAATTTATATACTGCCATGTTATAATGTTGTTGTTCTTCCTTTTATATCAGTGTTTGGAAATTTTACTTCAAATATACACGGATCATATGATGGGTATACTATATTATTTTTAGTTGCACCTTTTACATCATAGCCGTACTGTGAGTAGTTTCCTCCTGCTTTGTTGACTATTTCTATCTTTTGAACAGTTTGTACTCCTTCTACTTTGTCAAGTTCTTTAAAAAGATCAGATATATTAATTGATTGATTTATATGCCTTTTTGTAGTTTTAAAGTAACTTTGTAATTTTAAATTACAGTTTAATAGTACATCTCTACTGGTAAAATTTGGTCTTACTATAATTTCGTACTCTATTCCTATGTTTACTATAAATGCATCTTTTATTGAAATACTATCTGTTACCATTGTATATTCAGATAAATAAGTTTTTAGGTTATTTTTTAATGTTGCTGGTGCATTTCTCAACGTGCTATCATTGTCATAAGCTAATACATAAAGTGCTATCGCTAAAGGATTATTATTTACTAGTCCTTGATCATTTGTATTAGTAAGCTGATCTTGTGTAGCGTATGCTTTAGCTATACTGCCGTATTTACTAGGCATAGATAGTGCTCTTACAGTATAGTCTTGTAGAGTTACAGTCCTGTTCTGTTCATTAAAGGCTCTCAGAGAGTTTTCTCTCAACTCATCTGCCGTATCTCCGTCTCTTCCTCCTGATGCTGGTTTTGCATTATTCACAGTTATTGAGGTTGTGTTAGTGCCTGCAATACTATATTTTTCAGTAATAGTATTTGCTTTAACATTAGAAGTTACTCCTCCACCTACAAGGTAGTTAACAGTTAAGTTTGTAGTAGGGGCTATTCCATAGGCTTGGCTATATAAAAAGTTAGATGGATCATATGCATAATCTATTCTTGAAATACCTTGATTAGTTGCGTTTCCTACATTTGTAGCATCTGGTAGTATAACAGAGTCGTCACTACTATTTGTACCGGATCCAAATTGTATTTCTAAATTACCGTTAGATTGAAATCTTGTTACAAACCTCCTAGGTACCTTCTGTAGGCTTAGTACGTACGGTACTCTATTTGAATCTGAGTTAGAATTTGAATCGTCTTTATATATAGTATCTTGACCTAAAAACGGTACTTCGTACCAAAAATTACCATCACTATCTACGATACTGGAGATTCCTACTATATTTTTATCTGTTAAAGTGAGAGTTTTAAACTTTTCTACAGTTCCGATTGTGAACTGTTTTTGTTTTAATTCTCCAGAAAATGCTTTAACTTTCTTTCTAAGTAAAAACTGTGCTGGATTGTTAGATCCATCGAAGGAGTTTATAATTACTTCTGTAGGATCGAAAGAACTAGAGTAGGTAAAATCAACAGCTTGATCTACTAAAAAGTTTGTTTTAGAAGTATCTGATGATCTATATATAGCGTTTGCGTTTATATTTGCAGCAGTTGACCAGTCTGGATTGTATGAACCATCTGCGTTTACTACCTGTGATAGGGTGAGTTCAACCTCTGATACTCCGGTCACTTTAGGTTTATACCCCATCATATATGCTAAGTTAAATAAGTTCTTTGGGTTTTTTGCATATGTTAAAAAGGTTTCCTGAAGCTGCGTATCTTGGTAGAATGATAGTACGTCTCCAACATATGATGCCATTTCTATGAACATCATACCGGGTGAGGTAGCTGAAAAATCATTATAGCTATCTGGGAAATAGTTTTTAGTGTACTCTATTAATTGAGTTCTAAAATCAGAGAACTCTTTATTTATGTATTTTATTTGTCTTTGCTCAGCCATTATTGTTCAAAGTTTATTACTAGTTCATCCTGTACGTTTGTATCTCTTATTGAGTAACGTAGAAAGAATATTACTGCGTTAGTGTCTGGATCTGATGCTACTTGAATTAATGTAGGTTGTATGTTTGGAAAAAAGTCTGTAAGATCTTTTTCTATTGTGCTCTCAATTAAGTCAAGTTGATTTCTATCTATATTTTCGAATAATAAAGATTTAATGTTAGATCCAAAATTAGGGTTCAAATATCTCTCACCTTTATTAGTTAAAAAATAGTTTATTAAGTTAGCTTTTAGTGCATCTTTTGTTTCGTACGTAGAATTAAACACAGCGCTTCCTTCAAATGGAAGGTCTACTCCTATAGCCTTTCTAGGCTGTAGGTCTAATGGGTTAATTCTTTTTACGTTGAATGCCATTCTATCCTAATCTTGCTTTATCTTTCTTATTAGCAGCGTCTAATATGCTTTTTGCTTTACCTACAAAATCAAGTTTAGAAATATCTATACCTGGCTGGTTTCCTGACATTCCCATATTAGAAGCCACGGAAGAAGCAAAGTTTGGTTTTTTAACCATGTCAGATGTTCCACCATATACCTGTTGGTACTCACCACCGGTCATAGATGCTTGAGTCTGTTCTAACATGCTCTGTATTTTATTATCTTTTGTAAACTTTATATTAGTTGCTTTTGGTTTTTGATTGGTAAGCATTTCATCTAAAGTTGCACTCTTACCTACAGACCATTTTTTCTTTTGACCTTTAGGTACTTCTTTCATTCCACCACCTGGGGTGCTGGCTGCTTTGACTGCTTCATTAAGGATGTCTTGTAACTCTTCCTTTACTGCAGCTTTTACTTCTTCTCGTATGATTTTTCTTAATTGATCAAGTTTCATATATATAAATAGTTATAAAGTTTTTTCGTTAAGAGTTATGTATTTAAATTTAAATTATTAAGTATCTGCTGTGCTCTCTGTACTTCTTTTTCTGTTTCTTCTTTTTGTCTTTTCCAAATACTATATTCTCTTTTTTCCTTATCTGATGCTCTTTTCATTGTTTTAGCTCTCTTTCTTTGGAATAAACCTGTTCTTATATAATCTTTATATCCTTTTTCTCTTAAAAAAGTTTTAAATGATAGATCTAATCCAGATAAATTATATACAAACTCAGGAGCAGGAGGAGGTGGTGGTGGAAGTGGTGGTGGAGCAGTCTGTGTTGGGGTTGGTGCTTTTGGTGCTGTTGTTATAATAAGACTGTCTTCAGTATTTATAGGAGGATTTAAAACTGCTTCTAATCTTAATTTTAACTCATCTATAAGCACTTGAGGTTCGCTTGCAAAAGATAAAGGACCTTTAAGTATCGTTACACCTCTTCTATCTATAGCTATTGCCTGTCTCCTTGGTGCTACTAAACCATCCTCAGATGATGAAATAATTTTTATACTATATACAGCTCCGTTTGTACTTGTATATAGCTCCTTAACTAAAGAGTTGTCGTACCCTGTATTGCCAGAAGCTGCTAAAATTTTTCTTCTATCATCGTCTGAAAGATCTGGGTTTGAAGCACATTTTTGTATGAGAGATTCAATTTGTGCTATTCTAGCTTTTAATGGACTCAAAACTCCATCTACTCCGCCAAAGAGACTCCTCATTGCTTTCTGTTCGTCAGATAGCCCGTTTATCATATTATTTGTAAACGCAAGTTTGTTTGCGTTACTTTGTATTTTACCCATAGTTTGAGAGGCCACAACCCCACCTTGTGGTCCTGGTCGTGTACCTATAGTGGACGGAATAAAAAGATGAGAAAGTATGCTAACAACAACTTTACCTGCTGCAATAGGTTTATCTAGGTTATCAGGTACTTTTTTCAAGTTAGTTATTTTTTTATCAAAACTATTTATGAGAGTTTTTAAAGTACTTAATGTCTTAGTCATTTTCTCTAATACCTCTGGTGGAGGACATCTATTTAAAAGCTCTTTGATCATTTCGTCAATCTTCTGATTTACTTTAGATATAATTACAGCCTGTATTGCTCCAAGTTGCTGAGCAAGAAACTTAGGTAAGTTAGATTTAAAATTTTTTAGTAATCCGTGTGGCATTATTCAACAAATACTTTTTTTGATTTCAATTCAGATTCTCCTCCAACATTTATACGTTGCCTAAGGTCCTTAAGAAACTCTTCAAGGACGGGGGCTATTGCAATAAAACCGGGTATACTGTCTGCCCTGGTTGTGACAGCGTTTTTAAGAGCATCGTTTAAAAGCTCTAACATGCTAACTAAATTAAATAGCCATGCCTCTAACATATCCCCTCTTATCACAGGCTGTTGTTCAAAAATTCTAGCATCTTTTCCTAGATAGATTTTTTCTGCATCTAATCCTATACTAGAGATTGCATCTATACCTATTGTTTCTGAACTAACGCTAAAAATATTATTAGCTGTAAAGTTTATATCTTCTTCTTTTGCGTTAAAAAGTAATCTTCCTGAATTAATTACTACTTGTGCACCTTTATAAGATTCTGCTGATATTGGGTTAGTATTAAGTGAATCATATTTACTTCTTACTTGTTCAAGTTCTACAGACTTATCTGAGGTTAGATATATTGATGATGAGTCGTTATTTATATTTTCTAATAAAGATTCTTTTTCTTCATCAGTACTACGTCCGTTTGAAATTTTAACAAAAGGTGGGCTATCGGAGTTATCTGCAGTTGTGTACCCTCCTAACCTAATTGATTGTCCTAACCTACCTTCTATTAATATGTCTCCAGGGTTAAGTTCAAGTGGTTTGACATCATCTCTTTCTTCAATTTGATACTCTTTTCCTAAGTCTGGTGGTTGAGCTGTTTCGTTTTTCTCTATTTCACTTAGTACTGGTAGAGCATTATGATTTGGATTATTCCAGATTGAGAGTATAGTAGAGTAGTAAAGTTTAGAACTACTTTTATTATCTACTAAAGCTTCTTCACCTGCTATAAACGACTCTAGTATTATTATTTCGTTTTTAAGAGGAATGTTTTTTATATTACTGTCTATAGGGTAAGCTATAGGCAGATTGCTCGTCTCTGATTTTTCATATTGTGGGTATGAATGTAAGGGTTCAAATCTCACTGCTCCTAATACTCTTATATTCGTATAATCAGGATGTTTTTCAGATAGTATAATATCTCTCACTCTACCTAATTTAATAGTATTATTATTATTTTGGTAGAATGGTGTATTTTTACTTAATTCGTAATTAGTAGAAAACTTATTCATCTTCAGTTTCTTCCTTATTCTCTACCTCTTCTATATTTTCTTCTAATTCATCTTGTTCTTCTAATAAGTCTTGAAGTTCTGATAAGTCGAACATTCCGTCTCCTTCTCCTTTAGATGCAGCTGTCTCTATACGTTGAATTACTGTCGCTAACTTGATTAAATGCTCGTCATTCTTTACACCTATCTCCATATATTCTTTAATCATAGGTACAATAAGAGTAGCGTCTCCAATGTTTTCTATTAGAGGTTTTAATTCACCTATAAGAGCTTTTACTTGTGTTCTAGTACTTGTTGAATTATCGTGAATTTCAGAAAAAAGATCAGATAGAGTCTTTCCTTTAAATATTTCTTTATCTAGGCTCATAATATTTTATTTATTATAAATAGATTTAGATGTTATTCTGGGAAAGTAAACCTTGATCGTATAATTTTTGGTAGTTTTCTTTAAAGTCTTCCTTGAGAACTGTTATGACTTTGGTAAGTTGAGGTGTTTCACATTCAGTCATCTCTCTTATGTAGATGTAAAGTGCTTTTTTCTTGAAAATATCTAGATCATGTCTAGTTCTAAATAAAGTTAAAACAGCATCTGCTATTTTTATATCAGATTCTTTTTGAAACATACCCTCAATTTTTAAATAGACAGAGTCTATCCAAGCGTTCATAAAGTTACTAAGGGATTTACCTGATAGAGAGTCCATATCTATGACCTGTTCGTAGCTCTCTTCTATATCGTCGAACGATCCTATCTGTTTTAGCTTCTTATAGTTCTTGTTGTTGTAGTTAATTAACCATCTTTTAACTATCGTACCAAAGTAAGAGTATGCTTTTGCTCCATTAGTAGGATCAAACTTCATAATCTTCTCTTCATAGAGCATAGATACTATTTCATGCTTTAAATCTTCTATTTTATCTACATCTGTGTAGTAAAACTTGAAAGTATGTATGATATTCTCTGCTAGCTTGTAGAAAGGGTAGTAAATGTGTTCAGAAAAGATTTT